AAAAGTGATGACAAGCTATTTTGTTTGACACGTTGTTATTTGCCATGCAACTTATTTAAAAACTAAAAAACTTTAAAATATTAAATAACAAAGTGGAAATTCGAAGCATGGCATATAACGTTTAGTATATGGTGCGTTGTTTTTCACAATGCATTATATACCGTGTTACCTGACTGTTATTATTAAAAGAAAAAAAGCGATGGCAAATTATTTTTGCAAAAAATAAAATATACATTATGAGTAAATACAAAATATTAAATTTATACGCTTGTTTAGGTGGAAACCGTTACAAGTGGGATGAAGTTGCAGAAATAGAAGTTACTGCTGTTGAACTTGATCCTGAATTAGCAAAACTATATCAAGAAAGATTTCCAAATGATAAAGTGATAGTTGCTGATGCACACCAATATTTGTTAGAACACTTTAAGGAGTTTGATTTTATTTGGACTTCTCCACCTTGCCCTACTCATAGCAGATTAGTTAATACTAATAAGAACCGGGATAATGTTACAAATAAATATCCTGATATGAAATTGTATGAAGAAATTATATTTTTAGACAATATTTTTCAAGGTAAATATGTAGTTGAAAATGTAATACCATATTATGAACCATTAATTACTGCTAAAAAAAGAGGAAGACATTTATATTGGACTAACTTTAATTTACCAAACAACCTAAATGACAGAAAAGATATAGTAGGTATTATAGGTAATAAATCTAAAGAAATGTACAAACTTGATGAGTTTCACGATTACGATTTTAGCAAATACAAAGGAAAGCAACCTAATAAAAAAATAGCGGCAAACCTTGTAGATTACGAGGTTGGAAAAACTATATTAGAAACTGCATTAGGGATTATAAACCGAGAAAACATTAAACAGCACGAACTTTTTTAGCGTACTGCTTGGTGGCTTTTCTTTTAATAATAATTGCAGGTAACGAATTGTATATGATTTTGTAGGCATAAACAAGCGAAAACTTTCAGATTAACACCTACTTAAATAAAGAATAACAAAACATTGAATTAATAACCAACTGCCTATAAATTATATACTTTGTTATATACTGGGCGGTTTTAAAAGACAAAATTATGGCATTAGATTACGGACACACTTGCCCTGACATTGATAGAAGCATAAAGAGTTTTAAAAATGATATAGCTAGTTACCTTGAAAGTATGCTAGACGATTGTTGCCCTTTACTTGATGGAAAGGCAAAAGAAGACTTTGTAAAAGAATACGCTGACCAAATATATAATGACTTTGAACCAAACTTTGAGGATGTTAGAAAAACAAATGAGGATATGAGAAAAGAAGCTGATAGACAAATAGATTATGCAGAGGAAAGGGCTTCTGATGCTGAAAGTGAAATAATAGACCTAAATAATAGGATTGACGAATTAGAATAGCAAGTTTCTGAACTTGAATCTGAATTAAAGAACTAAAGTAAGCCTTGTATATAATGGACAGGTGTAAACAATGTAGCGTGATTAACTGACTAAAAATATTTTGAAACACAAAATAAAAAGCAAAGCGTAGGCTTTGTAAATATTAACTAAAAACAAAAAAGTATGAAAAAACAAATTTTAGGAGTATTAGTATTAACAGCACTATTTATCACAAGTTGTGGTAAGAAAACTGAAACATCTGATTCTGTTTTAAACAAAAAAACAGAGATATTATTAAATGAAGCTAACAGGCAAATTGGAATACCTGCAATCGTAAATTTTCAAGAAAAGAAAAACCTTAAATGGATTTATGAATTGTGCGACCAAGAAGATATGATTTGTCACGCTTATTTATTTAATAAAATGACTGGTAAAGTTGGTCAATATTTAGGAAAATGTATTGGTTACGGAATACCATATAGTACACAATTTAGCAATCCAGAAAAAAGAGTAGATTATAAAGTTAATGGTTATGGTGAATATGATTACAATATTCCGCAATCTGAACCTAATGGATTATTTAAACCAGAAGGATTAAGTGCTACATGGCTAATTATGATAGACCCTAATACAAATAAACCAAGACCAGTTTATGTAGAACCAGAAATTATTGTTTCACCTTTTAAATTACATTAATATGAACGGATGGAAAATAGCAGGGATTAGCCTTGCGGGATTAGTCTTAGTTATTGCACTTTCATTTGCTTTTGGATGGACTAATGTATTTTATACAAAAACTGTTGGTAAAGCAAAACAAGATGCAAAAAGAGAAGTATTTGAACAAACACAAAGCTATGTTGAAGGTAAAAGACAAGAGGCTTTAAAATTTTACAAAGAGTATAAAGCTGCCGAAATTAAAGATCGAGTAGCAATTGAAGAAATGGTATCACATAGCTTTGCAAATTTTGATGAACAAAAGCTAAGTGACCCGCTAAAAGCATTTGTATATAATTGTAAATACTAATTGCTTTGAAAAAACAAAATAGGGCGGGGCTTTTTATTTTATTCAATTTGTAAAAATGTATTTAAAAAGTGATGACAAGCTATTTTGTTTGACACGTTGTTATTTGCCATGCAACTTATTTAAAAACTAAAAAACTTTAAAATATTAAATAACAAAGTGGAAATTCGAAGCATGGCATATAACG